CCTCCGCCTCCGCCTACGCCAACGCCTACGCCTACGCCTACGCCAACGCCTACGCCTACGCCTACGCCTACGCCAACGCCTACTCCAACGCCAACGCCTACTCCAACGCCTACGCCAACGCCTACTCCAACGCCATGATGACTTTTTACGAATTACGAGATCTTATTATGAATGCTCCCATGAAATGTAAAACAAGAGGAGAAATATGGCACCAATACCTTACAGGAATTACGAGTGGTCATGCTTTTGAGTTTGGTGTATGGAATGTGCGGTCGATTAACTATATGGCTGAAGTCCGCCTGAATGCATTGTTTACAGGATTTGATTCATTTGATGGTCTTCCTGAAGCATGGATATCTGGACATCCTGCAGGACATTTTAAAACAGATGTAAGTAAGATCAAATGGCGCGCCAATGTGCGTATTATTCCTGGTTGGTTTAATGAAACACTTCCTCATTTCATGTCTATGAGTCATGAGCCTATTCGAAAGCTAGAAGGAATTCATTTTGACTGTGATCTTGGCAGCTCGACACAAACTATTTTGAATGCTTTAAGTGAATGGATACTAGCAGAGAAACCATTACTTCTTTTTGATGAACTATATAATTATGCCGGTTATGAGGATCATGAGTTTCACGCTTTTCTTGAGTGGGTTAATATTAATAATGTTAATTTTAATGTTTTAGCTAGGAATGAGAAACACCAACAGGTACTTATACAGATAATATGATCGAAGCTATTGCTTTAGTAATGCCTAAAGTATTAAACTCAGAACTTAGGAAATGGATTAATGCAAAGGCTTTGGCTAGCGGTGTGGCAATAAAATGGGTTGATATATCAGTTGATACTTCTGGTTATTGTGCGGCTATAAAAAACTACCATAATGTAATAGCATGGAACTGTCGCGTTCCACAGAATTGGATGCAACTCTATGGGCAGAATGTCCTATATGTAGAGAATAGTCTTATTTGTCAATCTGCTGGTATATTTGTAGATCGCGCAGGATTCTTTTCTCATTCTAATCTATGTACTCAGCAGAGATGGAAAAATAATTATCGATACTCGCTTGAGTGGGTATCTAATCGTTGGTTTGGATGGACATATGGCTTTCGGGGTATTGATAATGGGCCTATTCTTGTTGCATTACAAAATCGCAATGATTGTAATCTCAATACAGAATTTCCTTATGGAAACTCAGCTGCAGATAAAGTCACCGAAACTCTCAGGTTGTTAAAACATCACTTGCCTGATATCCCTACATTAATTCGCCCTCATCCAAGTGAGCGAAAAAATTTTAATCATGGTGGTATTTGGCGGCCTAATTGGGTACTTGATGTAACTGAAAGTTTTGCTGAACGTCTTCCGCAATGTAGTGCACTAGTCACTGTAAATTCAACATGTGCGAGTGAGGCTACATTAAGTGGGTTACCCGTAGCTGTATTGGGAACTGGTGCATTTACAGGCTCCGGTGCAGTACATGAATGCCATACTGATATTACTCAGTTGGCGTATCTATTTAATACACCGAATATGGATGCGCGTAAATCATACGCATCTGCCGTTCTATCACATCATTTTCTTCCATATGATCTAACGGGAGAACGTGTTTGTTGTGAGTTTGATGATTGGCTTAATTTATGCTTATAAGTTGCAGAAATAGTTTTTATTTGTATATAATAGTATGGATTTAACTGAATTAGAAGAGTATGTCAGTCGCCAGAATATTCAAATTATCCCATCTGAATACTGGAAACTTAAATATCCCGATGCATATACTGTCATCAAGCCAGTAGACTTAGCTGAATTTGATAAGAAATATGCTTCTACAATTATTAATAAGGAAAAAACCTTTAACATTACTGTTTTGTTCCAAAATGAACTGGATTATAATACTAATGATATTGTCCATTTGACACGTTTTATCTTTACTTCTGCTTATGCAAAGAAATACAAGGTCATTTTCAAATTTAATTATATTCCACGCGAAGATCTTATCAGAACCTTTAAGATAGCTGGTATAGAGTATATAGGGCCTTTGGAAAAGAGAGAAGATTATCTAAGTTTGCTCCAAAATAGCCATGTGGTTATTTCTTCACATCGTACTAATTATTCTGGCTTGTATTTAGCTGAAGCTGCCTTATTTGGTGTTCCGGTTATAACATCCCCTACAGGCGGAAGTGCGCAATTATTCACCCAAACTAATAGCTTATTCTTAAAAACTAAAAATAATGATGGCGGCGAGAATTTTGTGCCTTGCCATGAATGTTTAGGTGGGATTTTTAGTTTTATTGATACGAGTTATCCAACATTACTGCGATATGGGCAGCGTGCCCGTTTAGCTGCTCGTCGCATGTACTCAAAAGAACGTTATAAAGCATCATTAGAAGCCATTAAAGACTCATTAGAATCATGAAATACATAGTTTTAGGAATACCAACATATCCAAGTGATCGTATATTGTCTATTTTAGCATCAGTTTATAAACAAGCTGGTGTTTATCATGGAATGGGAAATAAAGAATTTACTGTTCCAGAGGTCATTGCCTTAAAAAAGTTTATCAAGGACTCATCTTTTGATGTTTATCATTTAACTGCTTTTCCCGGTAATGCTATTCCAATGTTCAATATAGTTCCTCCAGGTGAATTTGAATATAAATTATGTCAGATTGATTATGATTTGATGGATTTTATCTTGTATAAGACTATTGAAATGATATCTCGAGAGGTGATATCAGTACAATCTATTAATAACTTCATTTTGAATAACGATTCTACCATTGCTGCATGGAAAGAACAACATGATAAGGCTAATCGCACTGGAGATTATGACTTATCCACAGTTACACGACTTGATGCGGCGCAATGCCTCGCCGATCCTGTGAATTATCTACATCAAAAGCTTGGTATAGAGCGAAAATTACTAGAAAATGCGGTAAATGCTAATAATAAGGAATCAAATCCTGGTTATGTGAATAAATTTGGCATTGACGAGCATTATTATAGTGCTTTAAAGGATGTAATGCTCAGTAGTACGACTTTAAGTCATATATTGAAACTTTAATGCTTAAATTAACCCCAAACTTCCAGAGAAATGCAGCTGAAATTGTAAAATATGTTCAGCAGCCTCATATCCGTAGTTTATTCAAGCCTAGGGAAGGTTCTTTAGCACATGCTGGGTTCCATAAGCACTTATCTCGCTTCTCTAGTCTTTTAAATAAGGATATGCCCAAGGAACTAATAGGCATGATCTTTGATGGTGGTGCATGGGATGAAGACCTTCGGGATTTTTATCAATTCATTCAAATTCAACGCTATATGCCAGGTGATTACATTGTTCCTCACATAGACAAATATGATATAAGGCGCCTAAATCTCGTATGCTTAACAAATAGCAATAGAGATGCGTTTTACGTGTTCGATAATGATATGATGATTAGAGTTGAGGACTCAGAAGGACAGCTCATAGACTTTGATTATGATGCAATACACTTCGTTCCTACGTGCACTTACGAAAGATATTCATTAGTAGTAGGAGAATAATATGGATAATAGCCTTTATGCAATTTTTAATAAGCAGAATAAGAAATTTGTCTGCTTTTCAATAGGAAAAGAATCTCTTAGTCCTGAAACATTATATAGAAAGATAGAGATCGAGGGTAATTTTAATTTATCTGCATATGAATGGGTTGGTGATTATGATGACGGGCAGTTCATAGACAAAACAAGCGTCGTCTATAGAGTATCCGAGACAGATGTGCAGAAGGCCATGTTTGAAAAGTTCTTTCGCAAGTATGAGCCCATGTATGTCATTATGAATATTGTGAATACTTTGCTAATTCAATCAGAGAAGGATCAATTGTTGTGGTTGGACCCGGCAATGAAAGAAATGTTGGCATTCTACAAGAAGCTCTTAATTAAAACAGAGAATGATATAAATTTCTATAAAGATTCTAAGTTTCATAAATATATTTCTACTGAGGAGCATCAGAAAGAGTTTACCTCTCGGTTAGAGACAAAAAATGGCACGAAAACCATATAAGCAGGGCATTTATCGCCCTATATATCCCGATAAGTGTAAGAATGCCGGTTCTATAACCTATAGAAGTTCATTGGAGCTCAAACTAATGGTATGGGCTGATAAAAACGCCCGTGTTGTTGAGTGGGGCTCTGAGAATGTGGTAATTCCTTATGTATCCCCGATTGATGAGAAGATTCATCGATATTTTATGGATCTTTATATTAAGATTAAAGAGAATAATACCATAAAGAAGTATCTGGTGGAAATTAAACCGGATAAACAAACTCGAGCACCGAAAGCTTCTAAAAAGAAGAAAGAATCTACTGTTATTTATGAGCAAGCAACCTGGGCCGTCAATCAAGCCAAATGGGAAGCAGCGAAACAATTTGCTAAGAAATATAACATGGATTTCATAATAATTACCGAGCTAGATCTGGAAAAAATGAGTAAGTAATATTCGATGTCCAGAAAAAAGCGCCCTCAGCATAATGAGGAAACGGTCGGTCTTGATAAATCCCACATTAAGGATTCACTTAGTGCGTTATTTGGCAAGGAAATAGATGGTCTTAATTTTAATATTCGCTGTAAATTCGAATTTAATGATACCCATAAAAGCTTCTTACAACTATTAAATTATGAACAAACCAAGATGGTATTGGTTGATGGCCCGGCAGGATCAAGCAAGACATATCTTTCAGTATTAGCGGGGTTAACTGCATTATCTCAACATAAAGTTGAAAAAATCGTTTATATTCGTAGTATCGTGGAGTCGGCATCCAAGAGTATTGGTGCGCTTCCTGGCGAATTAGATGAGAAATTTAAACCTTGGTCTATTCCGTTAATGGAAAAACTAGATGAGCTTGTAACGAAAACTACTATTAATAATTTAATGACTGATGGTAGAATTGAATGCATTCCTGTAAATTTTGTTCGTGGTATGACATTCAGTAATAGCTTCGTAATTGTAGATGAAATACAAAACCTGACTTATGCCGAAAGTGTGTCTGTGCTTACGCGTTTTGGTCATAACTCAAAATATGCTATTATTGGTGATAGTAAACAGGCAGATATTGGGCATCATTCGGGATTCAGTAAAATTTTAAAATGCTTTGATGATAAGGAATGTGAGGATAATGGTATTCATACATTCCAATTTACTGAAAATGATATTGTTCGGTCTAAAATCTTGAAACTTATCACTAGAAAATTAGGAGCCAATTAAAGTTCAATTAATTGCATCTTACCTTCTAATGTCTCTATAAGGTAAGATGCATTTTCTACAAAGTCACCAGTGTTATAATAGTTAATTTCACCCTTAACTATTTTAGGGGTATGAATATGACCACATACTATGCTGTTAGCTCCCTGAGATTTGGCATAGTCCATTAGAGTATCCTCAAATGAGGATACATAATTAACTGCTTCTTTGGTTTTGCTTTTAAGGTACTTGCTTATAGACCAATACCCCATGCCTAATTTATGCCTAAGGATGTTAAAATTTACATTTAGGCGTAGTAACCATTCGTAGAGAGTTGATCCTATGCGTTGTAACCATTTGTTACATTTAACCACACCGTCAAACTGATGTCCATGTATTATTAGTATCTTTTCACCTGCATTTGTAGTATGAATGTAGCGTTCTTTAACTTCTATGCCACCAAAGCTTTGATTTTCAAAGCTGTAAAGAAACTCATCATGGTTGCCTATGATATAATGAACCTTGACGCCATGGCGTGCTAACTTGAATATCTTTTGAATAAGTCTATTTTCTAACTCACTCCATTCAAATTTACGTTTAAGCTTCCAGCCGTCAATTATATCCCCTACTAAAAATAGATTCTCAAATTCATTATTCTTTAGCACCTCTAATAACAGCTCAAGATTAGTATGAGGCAGTCCTAGATGAACGTCAGAGATAAAGATTGACTTGTATTTCATTTAAGATAGGAAGGGTCTTTACTAATATCATAATCACTAACTTGCAGGTTAAGCATTAGTTCTCTCTTGGTGGTATTAAAGATATCTTTACTGTCCAATGACGTAAATTGAAGTTTATCACCTTCTTCTTTGGTAAGACTATAAACTGTTTTCTTTTTATCCTTTTTATTAGGAATAGAAATATAATAGGCAGGTTCTGAGTTAGGCATATGTTTAATATACAGCAGGCTATAATGATATCCCGCGAAGTTTTAGTTTGTCGATATTATTATTTCTACTGCCCATTTGATACGTTGTAAGATTCTGTTCTTGAGGGGCTGATTGCGCAAGTGTGGGATCTAGATATTCAAGAAGCCAAGAACCTATAGGGTTCTTTTTACATTCAAAAATTTTATCATATTCCATACTATGTAAACGATTATTTGCTAACCATTCAATATAATCATGAACATTAGATTCATTGAATCCGATTAAGCTGCCCTTTGAAAATAAATAACTAGCCCAATCTTTCTCGCACTGAACTGCAGTTTTGTACATTTCATATACCAAGTCTCTATTGGCTTTTAAAATGTCTTGAAATCCTTCGTCAGGATTGATTCTCCAATATTTGATGATATTTTGGGTAATAGCAACATGAAGACTTTCATCTTTATTAATAAGGCGGATGATTTTTGCCATTTGCGGGGCTTTTCCTTGCTTACCAAACCAGAATGAAAACAGGAAGGATACATGGAAATTTAGTCCTTCAGCTATCTGTGTAGATAATACTGTTTTGAAGATATGATCCTTTATATTGGTATCTGTAGCTCCCAACAAAGCATCAAATGCCTTGGTAGTTTCTGTTGATCTCTTGTTAATCTCTTCATTAGTTATGATAGAGTCAAAGAACTCTTCAGGTTTTTTGGTTAATCCCTTAAGAGCATGGGTATATGACTCACTGTGCAATATTTCACAAAATTGCCAGTAACCACAGGCAGCTTCCAATTCTGGCAATGTTACGTACTGAGTAATATTGTTAATACCACGACTCAGTACTGAGTCTGTAGCTGTCTGCCACATGAGATTATTCTCAAAAATCCACTTCTCTGTGGGGTTCATGGTATCAATCTTGGCAGCTTCTCCGGAGAAGTCAATTTCTTCTGGATCCCAATAAGCAGATTTTTGCTCTTTGTATAAGTCGTAAAATTTCTTATACTTAAAGGTATCAAATCTTTGCAGATTTAATCCTGGACCAAGAAACATTTTACGGTCTTGGTTACTAACTACGTTTTTATTATATACGCTCAGCATGTTTTTTTGGTTTAGTTATGATCATAAAACTGAAAAGAAATCCATGATCTAATATTGTTTGCCTTTTACATAAATTTTGCCGGAGACACTTTCTATATGTGTATATTGATTTGACCTCAATATATCTTTTCTCTTTTTTAATGAAAATGTCAGGAAAATATCTTCTAGTCTTGCCTTTAAATGTATAATAGAACATATGGGATTTTCCGCATATATCTATATCATCTTCAGTGTATGTTTTAAAAAGAATATCTAGGGCGTAAGGTTCATATCCTTGAACTTTAACTATTTTGCCACTAGGTAAAATGTAATCCTTGGGCTTAAAAATCTGTGATTTGGGAGAAAATGTATTGTAAATTTCGTAACGACTGTCTAATGACTTGCGTTTTGATATTTCGGTGTTTATAAACAATATTCCGTCGTTTTTATCCTTTTCTGTTTGTATTTTTCTGTTTAAGATTTCTTTATTAAACATTGGGTTATGTTTTTTCATTCGCTCTGAAAGAGCGATTCTATCTTTAATAGTAGGAATACATGGGTTTAATCCGTATGCATAAGATAAGCAGATTTTTGATTTGCATGTTTTGCTGTACCCTTCGTTAAAACTTTTAAATTCGGTAGGCTTTCCACATTTTATACAAAATGTTTTTGGGTTAAATAAAAGAAATATACTTTCAGAAATAGATATTCCATTGTTTAGTGCATTTGATAAAAATACAAACGTGGGAAAATGCCTTTTTCTTATATGTTCTATATTATTCCATCTCCCACTCGAAAATCTACCTTTTGAATCGTAGAGGTTTTTAGTTATATATTCTTTTATATGGTCGTTCAAAGGCTACAAGACCCTCCGCATGCTGATTCAATATTATTTGTATCGTCTCTTGATGTACTGGTAATAGTAGAATTATCTAACGATGTATCCTTATTGATTACCTGTTTGTTCTTGGCATAGTATAAAGTCTTCAATCCTCTTTTATAGGACATTAATATATCATAGGCCACATCAGTAGATTCTAATTTATTATCCTCGTAATTGCCGTAGTTGTAGTAATGGTTAGTAGAAACTCCCATGCAAACCCATTTAGTAACAGCAGCGGCACAATTGATTATACCTGTATTAGTACAATCATAAGCAGATTTATAGAACTTACCATATTTTTTAATATTAGGAGCTATCCATGCAGCAGAGCCTTGACGATCATCCTTAAATTGGAATAATTGAACTATAGGTTCAATGCCATTAGTGGAATTCTGCATTAAGCTACTATTATGTGTTATGATTTTACTGTTATTTGAATTTATAATATAAGAATGCACTTTCGGTATTTCTATATCATAAGTAGCATGAGAATTATTAGATTTTGTTATTTTCTTGATTTTCATAATTTGAATACTGCGTTAATAGGCTTTCTTTTGTAATACTGCAACAGGCACCTTTGATTGAATTATCTAATGCGGGGATCAACTCTAAATTTACACGCATTATTGCTAATAATTAGTTAATTTCTAAAATATCATCATCTTCAGCCAAATCTTCTACTCTCTTCCATCCGTTTTTGGTAAGAAATTTATGGTCTTTGGTTGCTGTAATAATTTCACCATTTTCTAGTTCAATGTCAAATGTTTGTTCGGATATACCATTATAATATATCATGTTTGTATCTATAGGGCCGTCTACAGTTTCTATGGTAATATATTTGTCAGATTGATGCCATCCTACCATATTATTACTTTCAATGTTTTCCCACGAAAACCCTAAAATCTCACAAATTTCATGGAAGTTCATGGAAGTGTTATTAGCATATATTAGTGTATCCCATTTTAAGCATTTTTCGCATGGCATAGCACATGATAGTGTCATGTTTCTCATGCCATCTTTATGAATATTCTTCATGAGTGTATCCCAATCCATTGTGGGTTTGCGTGTTATGACTTCATCTACATCCTTTTTATACAAATCAAGCTTTGATACACCTTGTGAGTATTTGGATCTATGCCAGTCTGGTGCTTTACCTTTTTCCTTTGCAAGCAACCAAGAACCTTCCATAAGAAAGTACTGCTGCTTCTCCATAAACTCATCTATAGCATTGGGTGCTTGCTCCGAATCATGATTCATTTCTTTAGATGCTAACCAATGAGCCAAATTAGTAACACCAATACCCAATGATCTTTTATTTTTCGTAAATTTCTCTGCAGCTGGTGCAAAGTAGGTTTGTCTGTCGATCATGTCATCTAACATGCGAACGGCTAAATGGCATAATTTACGATGTTCTTCATCATTTTTAATATTTGCCATGTTAATAGCTGCTAATAGACATGTGCCGATCTCGCCATTAGGGTCATTTAACGATTGGCATGGAATTTCGGGTGTTAGAACCTCCATGCATAGATTTGACATAGGTACACGATCAAGCCATGGTGAATACATATTGGCAAGATCAATGTTGAGAATGTAAATTCTGTTGGTTTCAATGCGTTCTTTAATTAAAGAATTGAAGATATCATCAGCTGGGATGCTTTTTTTGAATTTAATATTTGGGTTTTGTTCTGCAGCAATATATAAATCATCAAACTCTGGAAGACCAAAGGAATCGAACACTTCAGGAACTTCATGGTAAGAAAATAGTGTAATATTTTCTCCATTATTCCATCTCTCATAAAATAATTTAGAAATAGCAATAGCATAATCTAAATGCCTGACTCTACTCTGTTCTGTTCCACCAACACTCCTTAATTGTAAGATGTTTTCAATTTCTAAATGGAAGATAGCTACGCTTGCGGTACCTGCACCTCTTCGCGCCCCGCCTTGTTGTTGGGATTTGATGGCATCCTGGAATACTCTGAGATAGGGTATTACACCACTATGAACAGTTTCTCCATTTTTTACTGGACTACCTAAAGCACGGATGCGGCTAAAGTCAAGGCCGATACCATATCCAAAACTTGTGGCTTTGGCCATGAGATGAGCAGATGTAAAAATAGAATCTGCCGTATCATCTACTTGAATAAGACAGCACGATGCACCAGATTTGGCTTTTGTGCGCCAACGGGTGAGCATAGGGGTAGGGATATTAAGCTTACGATGAGAGACTGCGTGATAAAAGTCCCTTACATATTCTAATTTCTTAGGTGATTGATAATCCGCAAAGTGGACCATGCCAATACAGATAAAAGCAAACTGAGGCGTTTCGTATATCTTCTTATTAATGCGATCTTGAACCAATGCAGTCTTAATCATATGATTCATCCCGGCAAAATCAAACATAGTTTCATCCAATGAATGATCTATCCATTTATCTATCTTGTTAATTTCGTCTTCTGTATATTTGTCTAGTAGTTCTGGGGTATATACACCAGTATTAACGCAGTTCTTAATGTGATCAATTAAACGTGGTGGTCTATTACCACCCCAAACTTCTTTACGCAGTCCATAGGTTAGCAATCTTGCTGTGACTGTGGTATAATTTGGGTGTTCTAATGAAATTAGACCTTCAGCTGATTTGATCAGTGAGTCGTGTATCTCTTTTGTGCTGATGCCATCGTAGAAATTAATATTGGCATTCATTAATATATCTGTGCTGGATACACCTGTGATATTTTTTGTTGCCCATTCTACTACTCTGTTGGCTTTCTCTGCATCGAATTTTTCGATCTGATTATTTCTCTTTTTGACTGTTATTTCCATGATAAATTTATGTGTAGCGAGTAGTATTTACAGTGTTAATATACATTATACTCGCTGTAAATGTTAGATTTAATTTGACTTTTTACGTAAAAATCTATACTGCTTTTTGTATGGTAGCTAGTAGCTTTTGCATGCGCTTTGTCTTGACTCTTTCTATTTTATTAGCATCAAGCTTTAGCTCTTGTGTCAGATACCAAATACACCCCAAAACATCACCAATTTCATGTTCAATATTTGATATATTATCTAGGCCATTTGCTTGTTTACAAATAGCTTGTATCAGCTCACCGCATTCTTCTGCTGTTTTAATGCAAATAGTACTAGACTTCTTCATCATCTGACAGATATTTTGTTTCATCTTCAATGAGTTTTTCTTCTACTAGTCTTAGCAGATCCATTTCCGCCATTTCATTAATGTTTTTGGCATCCACTAATTGACCAATGGATGTTTTGATGATATAACATAACAGCGTTGCTAACGTATCAAAGTCTATATCTTGACAAATTTTAACACCAAACCCATCATTATTCTCTCCTGTTACTATAAGAGCTGTATATTCGTCTAAAAATTCTTCGGCGGGAGCATTATCGTATGACATAGTAATTAAGGTTTGCTATTACCGGCTGCTATATTAAGAATGAGCTGTAATTCTGCGGGGTTATCTTTCATGAATGCCATAAACATCTTTGCGGTTTGAGCGGTATACTCTTCTTCGGTGTTTTTATCTTCTAGATTTAGATAATCATGTCCTGCATGTATCCATTCATGCAGTAATATTTCAGCTGCCTTGGTGTAATTTGCAGTAATGAAAAAATCATCAACATAAATATGATGTTCAGCGAAATCGCACCAACCCCATACATCACTTTCCTCTTCGGATGCCTCAGGAGATTTTGATTTATAGACTGCTTTTGCGTCTTTTACCCATATAACTTCGTATGTATAAGAAAATACCTTAAGCTTCTTGATCTGTTGGAGATTTGTGATGTTTTTCATTGGCAGGTTTCCGTAAAGGTTTTTTGATTATTTCAGGATTTAATGATTGCTCTATAATTTGCCTTTCGAATTGAGCTTCAGCACCTATATTCCTAACTAAATTACTAAGCCTTTCTATTTCTTCATGAAGAATTTTATCAGATTCTTTCTTAGCTTCTTTAAATTGAAGATTACCACCAAGAATATCACGCATTAAAGCCATTTCGTTGGTACTGTTTATCATTGCCTCCGATGCTTGAATACGTTTTTTCCAACCATTGGCTATAGCATCTGCTATTAATGGAATATGTTCAGATTTAAATGATGATAGATATTTTTCGAGCAGGAAAAATAATATAAAGTCAGTGAGGTCTTGTTTTAAGACCGCATTTACATCATCTCTATTGTTATTCATTAAGGAAGCTTAAGGTTTAGTTCCTTCAAAATGCCCACTATCTGGCCTGCTTCATAGATAGCATCATAGAGCGCATGATGTTCGTGGTGCCCAGGTCTGCGCTCTTTTTTATGCTTCTTATCTGGATCAAATTGAATAATAGTACGACCACATCTTTCTTGGCGATAGGTCCAAGGACTGCGCATTCCGCATAGTTTATAATTATCTTCGAGAATGGCGCAATCGAATGAAGGCCCAAAGCCCCAAATATAGCTTTTATCTACTTTATCAAACCAAGCGGTAAATTTAGTCAGTGCTACGGCCAGTGGCTGTTGATCAACCGTCAGTAGAGTTTGGAGCTCGGCTGGTTGAGTCTTCCACCAAGCCATAGTGCGTTGATCTGCCACAGCACCCTTTTGAATACCATCTAAAGGGTCACAATTAACATAGAATGTATCATGTAATCCTGAGTTATCGAATCGAACTGCCCCTATGGAAAGTAAGGCAGCATTATGCCCAGTCCCTACAGTCTCCAAATCAACTAATACATGGTTTTTCATCTGTTATAACTAAGTCTTCCTGGTCTATAATGCACGTAGCATCTTTAAACTTTTGAATAATACTGGCTTTAACTAGTTCTCCTTCTTCTGAAAGAGGTACTCGCATTAGTTTATTCATTAATAAAATCGCATTAGCATATGCAATCTCATAAAGAACTACTCTATCATTGTTTAAAATCGCATATAACAAGCAATGCTCATCTTCTGTGATTGCATTTAAGAACGTATTATTGAATATCATTATGCTTCATTTTTACTCACTGCACCTTTGGCATTAACCTTATAACTCTTCACGCTTTCAGGTTGATTCTTATATTTTGGACGGCGAACGGCTTTGCAGCGATCCTTTTCAACGCGAGTGATGCAAACCTTATTGGATTGATTGCCACCCAGAACATGATAACAGGTACTATCTTCGGCGATGTAGAAGCCAACATGACCACCACCGTTACGTTGGAAGGCTAATATATCACCAAGGCCTGCTTGAGGTGATTTAGTACCAAATTCAGCCCAATTTAATGCCCAAAGAGGCTCCTCAACAACTTCACCAGCACTACGTGCGCGAAGTACTACGATAGCAGCGAATAAACCACACCAAGGAATATCATCATCTGAATATCCTTTAATCTTAACACCATTTTGATTAAGCTCGTCGCGCCATCCAATGATAGTTGCGTTAGAACCTTTGCCGACCACTTCAGCTGTGCCGAAGTGGTTGAGTGCTTCTTGGATGCATCGTGGTAATGTTCCGACTTTGTCAAGCCATTCGTAGTTAGTAGGGTATTTCATATCTATTATTTAGTGTTATCAGTCGACATAGCTGCTGCATCTCGCGGGATTAGGCGTTCATTATCAGCATCTATGATGGCTTGCCTTAATTCTGGGTGATCTTCTTTGAATAGAAAATTTATAACTCTTTTCAAAAAGTAGATTATTACAGCCGTAGTGATTATTAGTGGTATTAGGTCCATATTAAATTTTTAAATTGCAGAGGGGCTTGGGCTACTTTCCATTTCCCTTTTAGGTTCGGTGCTTTTGGATTTTTCTTCATTACATCTAGTACCAGCTTCAGTTGTAATTTGTTTTCTGAAGATTTTGTCGTAGTTGTCATAGTATGCTTTAAGATTGGCACCTTTTCTTAGCTTGTCTCCTTTTCCGTTCATATGTATAAAAAACCTGCTTAAATATTACTTTAAGCAGGTTGCTGAATCACTTTATTTATTAATTTTTGTCTTTATATAGGATTTTATTCTCTAGATCATTGACATATTTTTCAGAATACCACCGTTCAAATCCCAATCCTGTATCTTGGATTATATAAGAACCATCAACAGTTTTAATTGTTTGGTTTGGTAGTGGTCTGAGTAATGAGGGTTGATAGATCGTCAAGCCTTGCACGTTCCTGCTGGAGCCGTTGCATGAGGACATTGATACGCTCGAGGTCAGCAGGAGTACGATTAACCCTAAGCTTCTCAACTTCTTTAATATATTCATCTTGTTTATCATATGATTTATGAAATACATCAAGATATACGGTTTTAGACCGCAACCTAAGATATTCGGTGGTTGCTTCTATTAAAGCTTTGATTAGTAATGTCCAGGCCATTACTTAGCTGGGTCATTAGGATGAACTTCCTTAGCTTTACCTATGTTAAGGGCAAGGAATTCAATGACTTTATAGACTTTACCATAAGTGGTATTCGGATCAGGAGTCTTTGTAAGGGCACAAATACTAGATGCAAGAACAATCACGGCAGTAATGACATGAAAGTATGGGTTGTCGCTGAATGTTTCAGTAAGAGATGTGATGAGATCGTTCATAAACATACTTATAGCAGTAAATAAGCTTATTTATGCTCTGGTTCAAATATTTTCTTAAGCCTTAAATACTCACGTCGCTCTCTGTCAGTGTTCATTTCAATGGTTTTCAGTTCCCTCAAACTCTTCCATTCATGTTGTCTTTGCATTTATAGCCGTTGGTTTTGGCTTATAAAAAAGGTTTGGTGATCTGTTATAATCAAACCAATCGGGATATTTTGATTTAGCACTCATTTGAATTCACAAATATACACATTCTTATCTGATGAATCAAATACTTTATTGATTATATCGAGGACTATATTCCAATCACCACCACCCAAGCCACACCCCATCCATTTCGGAATATAGATGTCTTTAAGAGGAACGTTAAAAACATCAATACCCATAAATGTTAATACTTCTTCTGTCTCCGTTGAATTATATATTTTGTTTCTGACTCTCTTTAAGGCAGATTCAACTGCACAGTATTCAGTACGCCTATAGTCTCTGCCATAATCATATTGCCCAAATAAATTGGCTATGTAAAGATTAGATTCTACTTGAACATCACATACTCTACCTAAGGAGAATACTGCATTGCCTTCTTTGGCTGCCATATCCCATACGTATTGCTTATAAGCGTCTTTGTTCTTGGGCCATTTCTTGGCAATATCATTAGATAATCCGCCAACAGCTCCTAAGCAGTTGACTTGATGGCATATAATGCCTTGCTGTACTTTTAATAGGTCTTTATGGATCTCGGTGATCATTGATTGTATCGGGTTTGGCGAATAAATCGTCTACTTCTTTTAAGACGTCATCGGCAATGTATTCGATTTGACTTATATTTTCTACTTTATCTTCAGCTAATCGTTTAATAAAGTCATGCATAATACTCCACTGATCTTGCAGAATTTGGTAATCCTCAAAATATGTCTTTGAATGTCTACAAGTAAATACCATGCATCTAGTAGGAGGGCAACAACCATTTATACCACAGCTACCACAAGTAAGGCAGTAGTCATTTTGATAACCATATTCTGCTTCAATTGTTCCATCATATTCAGCATGGGCAATATCAACTTCATTAAGCCATTCACCTACAGCAGATAAATCCCATACAGCATCTTGCCCGAAAGCATAAAATCCTGTGCCTTGGGGATTAATGAGAATGATATCAGGGCGACATTCATATATGACATGCCAGTACTGGCCTCCTTTAAGATTTTTTGGGATTGTATTCATTAAGTGGTTTATATCCTAATTTTAATGCTTCTTCTTCACACAGTGTTTTCATCCAGCCACCAGCAGAACTACACATTCGCCCTTTTTTACCAGTAACTTCACAAGTTTGGGTGCAAAGATACTCAGCAAAACGTACCATTCCGGTTATTTGTTCATCGCCCCCGGAAAAGTAAAATCGGAGATCTCCGAATTTCTCCTTAATCTGATCAATTTTAATACCAGGTGGATATACTTTCCTATATTTTCTATACTTGGATGCCTTATCTTTGAATTTCTGCACAAAGGCGAAATAGGGTTTGTTGAACTCCCATTTATTATATCTGGAAAAAATCTTAATAAAACATAAATGGGCTTTGTCTATGATTTTGACTATGTATTCCCAAAAATAATACTTTTTACTAGTGATGTCAAACGCTGATCTATAGGTGTGTTTTGAATAGTCAGTAATAGACCCACATAAATCATCTACAATATTCTCCCAACCTTGTGGAACCCACACACCACAGGGACATGTTAAACCTTCTTCATCGGAGTGGAAGAGTTCTGGATATTTATCCATTAAATATTGTTCAAAATTTTTCATTAGCAGTATGTTTGTGATTTACAGACGACAGCATCTGCTGGAATTGCATCGGCTTCTATAATATGTTTGGTGCAAGGATGAATTTTCTTAAATTCTTCAAGCTCTTTACTACCATCGATTCGTTTTTGTATTTCTTTAAGCATATCTGCTTTAAGCCATACCGGAGGGGTAATTTTATTAAAAACCGTATTTAAATGGTCTTTAATGATTTGTACTTGGGGTTCATCAAAGGTTTTGGAATTATTAATTTCAAATGTACCTTGGAGCCAGTAGCAGAATTGTTCGGGTGTCATATAGTATCTTCAAAGTATGTAATCCATTTACCGTTTTTGTCTTTCATTTCAATTTTGAGATTTTCTTCTTTCATCATTTGGTTAACTGTAGCTTCAATAGCTGCTTCTCTGCGAGCTTTCTCCTCTTTTGTAACCATCAACCGCGAGGATTCCATCTTCATCCAAAGTTGGAACTCTTTAGATTGAGACATTCGCTTAAAAGCTTCAATCTTATTACGCCGTTGTTCTCTGTGCTCTCTACTTTCACCTACAGCTTTGCTGGCTTTATGAACACACCTACAAGCCGAAGCTGTTTTATTTTGGTGCTGTCCGCCAGGTCCACCAGCACAGAAGAATTGCCAATCACAATCATTAGCTGTTACAGAGAATAAGAGTTCTTTACTCATTAAATATCTTTAGTGTTTTGGTGATATGATTCAATTTCTTCATAGGCCTTTTCTAAGGCAAATACCAAGCGTTGAACTATTTCGTTATGAGCTTCGAGTGTGATATAACGAGTATCAATAAGTTGCTGTAATCCTATGTGCTTAGCACTTTCATAAGGTATACAACGATAGCTTTTGAATACTCCATCAATCTGCTTATTTGCAATGGCAAGATCACTTTGGAGCTGAGCTATTTCAGCTTTTAACATTTCTTCATTCATACCCAGTGTAGATTGGCATATCCTTCTTCATCTTTCCATGCATGTTCTTTGGGAACAACGATAGGAGCAATCATCGGGCTCATACCATCAGCATAGAATTCAACATTCGCATTACCTTTAAGATTATAATAATATCCTGTTTGGCCATGGCAAAGTGCTGGATTGTGATGATTTAATCCAATATATACACCGCGATGTTTGGTTCTTTTCTTAGCTTCTGTATTCATATAATTCGTCAATATTAAGACATCTGAATTCTGTATTTTCGTATTGGCTAGTAATGGATTTATGAAAATGTCCATAAAACCATTTAGTTGGTTTGGTTAATTCATAAAGCTTTTGTACTTCCTTTGCTTCTGTTTCAAGATGTTCTTTAAGAGGGGTATCTTTTTCAATCCAATATGCTATATTAGAATAATCTTTCGGACCGCCAGCACATTTAGGTCTTGTATGGGTAATAACCGCATCATACTGTCGATCTTTATAAGGAAATCGATCATTAAATTTAAATGCTTCATTTTCCCAAAAGCTCTTTCCGGGAACACGTTCAGTTCTGTCCACGGATATGGCTCCGCCTACACAGAGAATGGATTTATCTAAGAGCGTTAACTCAGAGTAGTCTGCTAGTAGTGTTATATTACTCAGATCAAAAGGGTTATTAGTCTTTTCAAAGAATGAGGGATCGTCATGGTTGCCGCGAATGGCATATAAATGATTATTACCTTTTTTGAGAGTATCATTCAGTAATCCTAATGCGGTCTTATAATAATTTAGCTTAAAGAATCCTATTCCTAGGTCGCCCACTTGGATAATATAAGCATTTTCCACTTGCTTACGTTTTAGTTCGTAGCCAAGTGTCGAGAACGCCCCGTGTATGTCGCCCGACAGCAGTATTTTATCCTTTTCTGTACTCATTATGTATTATAATCTAAGGCTATATGTTAGTCTACTGAAATTTTTGTAGTTTTATCCCATAGATCTGTTAACCATAACCGTTTACAGGCATGCTCATCCAGATCTATACTCTTAACTATCTCCAGCTTATTAAGTATTCTATCACAGAAGTCATACTGCAGCTTATACTTCCATTTGTAGTCTATTTCTGCATCCTTCAATGCAAGCCATTTATTCTTAGCAGACACTATAGATACAAAGTACCTATGCCATATACGCATAAACACATTCATACCGAAGTATGCGGTTTTAGCAGACTCTAGTTCGCTCTCCCAGCCCTCTTCTATAGCAGTACGACAACGCTTAGCTGCTTTCTTAATATCCTCTAACTTAGATGTGTTGTTGATTCTTATTATTTTTTTCATTTGGACATTAGATACTGGTGTACCATTATGTTGTTTGGTTTTGGTATTAATTTATCAGGAATGCGAGCATCATATAATTCAGCCATCGCCTCTTTAATTGTCTTTTTATCTCTTTCACATTTAGCTATGAGTACCCCAGCTGAAGATCTAGAATATCCAGCAAAACAATGAATAAGAAGCTTATCATCTGGATTAAGCTGTTGAATGAATTCGACTAATTTATAGATGTCACTGGCTGATGGTGGGGTACACAAATCATCAAGATCATCCATTTCTACATCCTCAAAGTCAAGAAAAAGATAAGGAGCATTTGGGTTGAGGTATTCTTCTTCCAGCTTATGACCAAGGCTTATAACAGCATCATATGTCTTGGCGTATTTTTCAGCAGAATAGAAATCAGTATAATGGTTAACTGTCATAATATTAGGTCCACATGTAGTTTCTGTAATCAATCATTTCTTTAATGATCTTGGTGTCTGTATCTTCAATAAGTTTTTCTATTCTTATAACTTCACTGTAAAGAGTTTCGTATGGTTCTTTGGCCAATGAAACATTTTTTGGATAAGCTTCCATCAATTGTTTATGTAATAAAGGCCGCTGCTTGGTAATATACTCTGCTGATTCGTCTAACCATTTTTTAAAGATTGCATGATTTCCATATGTCCAATCTATATAACTTTCATCTGCTTCTTGTTTGAATTGCAGTATTATAGCTAGGTTAAGATCGACTGATAGTTCTACAAGATCGCACCATTCTCTTTTGAGTGCTTTTCTGATTATAGGATGGGCTGGTTTGAACCATTTACGGCACCAATAATAAAAATCTCTCCAGTTACGTTTTATTCTAAACTGCGCGGTGCTATATCCTTCTCTAAAGAAATACTGAACAGGATGTTTGAGTTTTGCTATGGTTTCCCACCGATCCCATTCATCCCATTCTAATGCTGAGGGTTTGATATACCAAAAATTCCATTTATATTTGGTAATCTGATCAAAGTATTGTATAGTAAACGTATTATTCATTTTTATTTCCTAAGAACATGTTCCAATCTTCACGCAATGCGTCAAAGACCATGCCATTTTTTGGCTTTTCTGGTTTCCAAAGTAATTTAAGCCCACATTCTGATGGCGTTCTATTATCTTTGAATGTATTAGTTTTCTTTTCGCATGTAATTAAATTATCCCATGTATTTTGACCACCACGACTTACTGGTAATATATGATCCACAGAAAGTTCGTGTTTCTGTAATTTTTTACCAGTGTAACCACAGGTGTATTTATCTCTTTTAAAAATATTATGCTTAGTAGGGAATTGTACAGTTTTATATACAACTCTATTGAATTTGCCACACACTACGACACTTGGCAGACGAACTGGACCACTGGTAGTATGAACATAATCATCACAAGATCTGATAGGCAGCTTTGCCCATTCTTTCCAGTCTTTAATGATATTAAAATATTCAACACTGCTTTCATCATAACTACCATCTTCGTTTTGAGTATATACAATATCTAACGGATGGGCGGCCTCAGAGAAGATATTAACAATAGTATCTTCCCAAGGTGCTGTAGACAGGGGAAAAAATCCCGCATTTAGTTTTAATATAAGTCGTTTACTCATTACTTAATATAGAGAGGGCTTTATGCTAGTCACTTATTTTAATAGATAATGAGCAAGCGCTACAAGCAGCTGCTGCTAAGTTATATTCGGAACTTCCACCCACTGCTATTTGCTGAATTCTCATTAATGCATTATATAGAAATCTTACTTCAGTTTGAAGACTTTCGATAGTTTGTGTATTAGATTCTTGGTTCATTGTTTAAATGTGTCTATATATTTGGTAATGTATGGGGCAGTGTATCGTTCATAAACCAATTATACGCATGATGTACATATCCTGCTAATTCATGAATCACTTCCGTATTTGTATGTTTTTCTGGCATATTAAATGTTCGGAAGTGATTCATAAAAGCCAACATTAATGCATGGTTTTGGCAGGACATTTCAATCTGACTTTCTAATATGCTTTGCCTTGTTCCCATTTAATAAATGATGAGAGATTTTGGAAGTATACGGGCATCTCTTTATCCGTTCCTCTTACAGCTGTAGGCAGAAATCCTCATAAAACAACATGTACGCCGTTATCTGTAAGCTTTTGCATTACTTCTTCAATAACTTCATATTTACGAAGATATTCATCACCATGTATCTTTAACATTTCTTTGGTTTTGTTAGTGACATCTGATTGCATAGCTTCTCTATGTTCTTCATTATTAAGAAGATTTGTTTCTGTATTTGTCATGGTATTTTATATCAGAAGTTTCCGGGAGCGACTTGGTAACACCTAAGCCCTACTGATCTCCAAAAAGAGACAGGACCATCACGATCGTCAATGACAGCTTCTATATCATATTTGCCTTTGATGTATGTGTTATAAATTTCCTCTTTGATGATGTCATCTTTACGAAAATCCTTTTCCGGTCTCATATACAACTCATCAAATGGAACATTATATTTCCACAGCCATTGTTTTGTAAGCTCTCTGCATTCAGCAGTACCTTCTCTGGCAGAGACTGCAATTACACGATAGCCATTATCGGAATACATTTGAACAAGATTGATAACAGGAATAATAGGTTCATCGTCTCCTACTTTAGACCATTCAAACCAGCCACGATGGCCATTATTATGAGCAATGGTGCCATCTACATCAACAATGATAGTATTGCCTTTTTTATTGCTTCCGATATTTCGCGGAATGGTAGGAGCAATATAACGATTGTACATATCTCTGATTACTTTTTCGCCTACAGGGTTAGCCCTTTTGGCATCGCGTTGGATACATTCTTCTAAAGGCACGCCAAGGAAGTCTTTATATTCAAGAGTGATATCTGTTGTAAGATACTTTTCACCACTGTATTTATATCTCTGCTGCTCTTTAATTTCTATCATTCGTTCAAAATGCTTAGGTTCAAAATTAGTATCATCAATGATGATCGTTTCTATGCCTTTAGTAAGGAACAAATCAACGAGAGTGTCTCTTACATCTAAGATCATTTTCTCATTAGTCTTGGAGTAAACACTATTATCTATCATAGCTCTAAGATCGTCTTTATTGACACGCTTAGCTTTTCCATTAGATTTAGCCACGAAGTCCTTTGCCCATGTGGATTTTCCAGAACCTGGCAAACCTTTAGTAAGAATAATTTTCTGTTTTAACATGTAGCAGTTTACTGCGGGTTAAATACTAACTCAACACTTATTTAATAACGGGCAGCTTAATTCCTACAACCCAGTTTATAACTACATTTGGGGATTATTATCAACCAATTTTATTATTTCACTGTAAGGATGTTTTAAGATAATACTATCTATACTATTAGTGGCTTTTATATTGGGATTGGCTCTTTTAGCTGCTTCAATAACAGTTGTATTAAAGGGTGACTTTGAACTGATATAAAGTATAGTATCTGTGTTTGCTTTAAGAAGTGTCTCTACTGTCTTGTCTACTGTAGCATTAAAGAAATCTTTCTTATATCTTGCATCATGGATTTCTGGTAAGTGATTGCCTTCTTTATACTGACGCGTTTCGTGACGGTCTCTGGCTAAATGAAATAATTCTACTTTGTTGGCAGAATTTTGAGATTTGGATGGTCGAAATACTAAAGCTGAATAGATGCTAATACCATTTCGTTTTTCAGAAAGTGGTTTAAATACCATATCACCAATGTCTTCATAACCTTCAGGACATGTGGTACCAAAGTCGTATAGCTCTGGTATATTATTCTTATGTGCCTTTTTTGTATCTGTTTTATTTTTGAAAACCCTTAATACCATGTCTTTGCCTTGAATGGCTTGGGTAAATTTGCTTCAGATATTAGACAATAGGTATAGAAATCCATTTACATTACTTATATTCCAATGCAATAAAAAAGGCTAGGGATTTTATCCCTAGCCTTTTAATTAGTCGTTTAATCTATTAAAGAGCAAAGATGCCCTTTTGATTAATATCAGATACAAGGTCGCGTGCATCTACACGTTGCAACTTTGTGGTATGCTGATTAATTTCGTTAACGATTGTACCTTCAACAATGCGATAACCACCCGTAGACGTACGTTCAACTGTAACGTTGAAGGTTTTAGGGCGGACGTTCTTGTTATTATACCAACTGCGGTCTATTTGTTTTCTCATATGTGTTTAGTTCCTGTTTAGGAAGATTATAAGATCAATGATAATGCCTATTGAATCAACTTATTTTGTGAGTAATGCTATTTTTTCTGAGAGTTCTACTGGAAGCACATTAATACGTTCAAGTGCCATGGCACTGAATATAACATTATCAAACAATTCATTAATAGCTGTGCGCTGAAGTTGAATAAATTCTTTTTTGGTCCAATTTACAGTTGGTAAAGGAATTATATCATGAATATATCCTTCTAGCTTTTCTTTAGCAGTTTCAAAGGCAGCTATTTTCTTTTCTAAGTCTAAAATTTCTGGTGCCATATTATTTAGTGGTATATTTTATGTCAGCATTAACTACTTCAAATTCTGCTACTGTATATGGAAATTCGTTCGGTTCTTTTTTTATTTGTTCTACATCTTCGTCGAACCATGTTCCGTTCATATATTTATCCCATAATTGGTCATTGATATTAACTTCGGGCTGGTTTGAAGCAGCACAAAGGTTTTTTAAATTTTCTTTTGGATCTCCACCAGATTTAATTGATCTTATAGCATCTCTGCAAAGATAATTTCTTATAAGTGTACCCGGATCTGTCTGGTATCTCTCTACACGTTTTTTCCATACTTCAGGGCGTACGGTTGCTACTTTACCTGTAGCCACACATGTTACTTTATATATTTTGTCGGATTTTGGCTTTGCCATATTAGTTTACTTTAATTATTTGTACTATAGATCTGCTGATTACGTGTTGGGGGATGATTATAAGGTCATTGTCACTATCTTCTAAGAGGAAATTACCAGATCCTATATTTTTATATAAGCCATCGATAAAGGCTTTGAATATCTCTTCGCTTGGAGCTTCTTGAATTCTGCTTTGGAGAATAGTGTCAGTTTCGGTGGTGACTTTAATGGCAAACTTAATCATAACATATTATAATTTATAAGAGTCCTCTAATCAACAGGTTTGTCACTTATTATACTCATAGTAAAGTTCAAGATCTCTAGGATTTCTGACTACGTGTAGTTCTTTATACTCCTCAATAGGCATATCCACATATACACCTATGTATCCCTTTACTTTTAGCTCTTCGGTACTATATGTAGCTGTGCTTTTGGGGTCACCCTCAATATACTCACAGCCAACTCGTCGCGGCCACATACCTTTAAGCGGCTTTGGGTGGTTGGTAATCCAGTTCATTCTAAGAATTCAGGTGTTTCAAAGATATTTCCAATGACAGTCCAGAACTTTGTACTGCCTTTATTTACCTGCTTAGGGGTGCTTTCTTTACTGTTCGTTAGTTTCTTTATAAGAAGATAGCAGCCGTTCTTTGACCACTTAATAACGCCGGGATTTTCATTATCAGCATCTATTTTTATAATGTCACCTTCAAAGATTTCGCGGCCGTCCTTGTCGTGAAGTCCTATAAATTCCGTTACATCATCATCGTCACATGTTACAACCAGATAATCTTCTATGTGGCCGTCAAAATCCGCAGATACAAAAGCCAATACATCTGGATAAATAAGTTGCTTTGCTTTGCGATCCCAAACTCTATATTTTCTTATTCTCATTTAAATCTTCGGGTGTAGTATTCCAGGCAATTCTAAGATTTCCGTAATCATCTGTTTCAAGTGCTTCGTCTTCTCGATTTGCAAAAGGGAATACCCATTCACCACATTGTAGACAATCTTCCCCGCTGGGTGAAAACCTATCTCGTGAAGGCCATTCCCATTGGTTGCCGCATTCAGGACATTTAAAAGATCGCCAGCCTTTTCGAGTATTGATCATGCCGCGACTTTCTTGATGGTTGGAACGAAGGTACAATATCCGTCACCTGTTAAGATCATTTCGCGCTGATCTGAAGGTAAGTTAAACAAGGGATGCATCCACCAATAATCAAGTCTACCATCAGGCATCCAACCAAAGGCATCCTTGGTGATAACAACACCTGCTTCATTAGTTTCAGGTCCTTTAGTTACTTCACGAATAGGAACAATTTTTTTAATTTTACGACAGCTGGTACAAACATAATTTTGATATAACTTATCAATACTGCCATAGGTAGTGATACGGGTATTGAAAATTTCAAGAGAAGTATTGCCACAAGGCTTTTGACAGCTTGAGCAAGGAATCTTAAATGGAAATTTACCTAAGAGATGATTAGCTTTAATCTTAGCTAGATCAACTTTGAATGGAGTAGCAGCTTTAGGCATTTCTGTGTTTGTGTTTATTAACTACTCTATTATAATAGCATGCTTTATATAAGCAACTAATAATGATATGGGTATTTGCATCCTTTGCTTAAATTATCAGCTATCCATAATGGTTGTAGATTTTTTATATTGAAGCATGTTTCAAATTGAATAGGGTCAGTTAGATCAAAGGAGTGTATGGGTTTTATATGGTCTATATGCCATAAATGCATGTTTTCCCAACACATACCACCAGTGAATAAATTTTCCATATGTGTTTTAGCTTCACCCCAACACGAAACGCCTAATAATTCTTTAGTATGTTTTTTGAGATACCCATTACCACTTTTCTTTTTAAATGCGTTTCGTGTTTGTGTTCTGCATCTTTGTATTAATTTATTAATAGGTACCTTTGATCTTTTAATATAATAGTCGTGATTTTCTTTGTACCAGCATTTCCTGTATATTTTCTGTTGTTCTTTATTATCTTCATACCATTTTTTAGCTTTAGCCAACCTGATGCGTCTGTCGTCCACTGATTCATTATCCCTTTTGAGTTTATTATAAATGCATGCTCTAGTTATTTTATCCGTTCTTTTATCAAGATCTTTATATCTTTCATTATGATTTTTCTTTTCGCATGATTTGCATTTTCTTTGCAATCCATCTTTATTACTCTTGCATTTGTTAAAGTTTATTATTTCTTTACTGTCTTTACATTTAAAGCATGTTTTGAATTCCATAGAAATACTTAGGGTGGCACATTTATTTAGTTGCTTATATTTAAACCTATTATATTTTGTGTGATGATTCAAGAATTTATACAAGCACATACAGCCTTGACAGATGCATATAACCATTTTAATAAAGTTTTCGCCAATGGTGAACTTAAGGATGCTGTTATTACTATTCAATCAGTAGGCAGAAAAAAAGCATATGGTTGGTTTGCACAAAATGCGTGGAAAGACAAATCTGACAAATCTTTTCATGAAATTAATATCAGTGCTGAATATTTTAAAAGATCTAATGACGATATTTTAGAAACATTGTTACATGAATGTAGTCACCTTTGGAATCATCAGCATGGTATTGACGATTGTACTTCCAACCAATACCATAAAAAGACATTTGCCGAAGCTGCAAAGCGCTTTGGTCTTACTTGTGAGAAAATGGGACGATATGGCTATGCTAAGACCGGTCTAGCCGATGAAAGTAAGAAAGCTATTAATGAGTTGACCCTTGCTCCTGATGTCTTTAGTATCTTCCGTAGCTTTGGTGCTAATCGTAAAGCTAAGGAACAGAAGTATATTACTATCCCAATTAGCATTGATTATCTGGACCGCTTACAGAAGGTAATGGAGCTCACTGGTGAATCTAAAAAAGGTAAAGCGGTGGAGGCAATTATCGATGAATATCTCTCTGTAGCATCTATATAATATGAAGAAACCTACTCAAAGAGATAAGATTGTTATGTATGAATCATTTCTGCATAAAATTAGCTTATTGGTAACTGCTGGTAACAACGAAGGCATTAGGCAATTAGTGCAAAATGCCGATAGTTGGAGTTATGCCCATAGAGTTGGTAATGGAGAATATACAGATAAGGAGCAACAAAAGATTATTGATAGTACTTTTTGGAAGCTCCTTCGCTAAAATCCATTAAATAGCAGCTCTAAGCCTTGATTTTATAAACAAAACATTTATAATATAGACGAAGTCGCTAGGATATAAAGCATAGAGCTGCTTTAGGTTGCATTAAATCCCTAAGTAAAAATATGACAAAAGGCACCAGCAAAGAAACTCTAAAGATATTTGAAGCATATAGCCAATCTATGATTACCAAAGAAACCATTAGAGGCCATTCACCCTCTGATGCAAGAGCCCTTTCTAAGGCTGCTGATGACCATAACGCTGCAGGTGATTGTCCAGCTAATAGAATTAGAAAAACAGCACCGGT